TGTCAATTGTAGTTACTGTATCAAAGAAGTCAGACAGATCTGCTTTACCATCTCTTTCATCAACTACAATTGCCTTCTGGGACATAGGATTGCCCTGTAAATCAACAGCTTTTGTAAACTTGTGTTCAGTCATGATTCCAGTGTAAGTCAGTTCCTGACCATTGGAATCCGTACCCGCATTCTTGGTCTGGGATGTTTCATCAGGGATTGCAAAAGATCCCTTGTATCTCCACACATATCTGTATGTACCATCAGTAAGACCAATCCTATAACCAAGTGCAAAATATTTAGGCATTGATTCGCCATCCATAAATGCGCCAGTAGTAGCATCAATCTGCTTTCCAGTAATATCAGCTAATGTAGCAAGATCAAGTGCAGGAATGTTTAATGTAATTGTATCAGCACCTTCTGCATTGATAGTGAATGCAGGCTTATTGTCATAATACTTGGTATCTGATGCAGTTTCAGTGCTTTTGCTGATTTCTGCTACAGGTGCAAGTCTTTTGACTGTGCCAGTAACATATCCTACCTGACCTTCAGGTGTACTGTCATTGTTATCATACAGCACTTCAGCATAGTACAGATCATCTGTACCCCTGAATTCATCAACATATGTTGCCATAGGTTTTTACCTCACTTTCGCTCTATAAATAATAAATTAATTCCTCTGCCAGTATGTGTCTTTTCGTCTGACATTACATCATAACCAGACCCATCTATTATGAAGCCAACACCTTTTAGCAGTGTCTTTGCTTCCAATAATATTGTATTGACAGAAGTGGGATCATCTGAATAGTAATTTAAATCAAAGTCCCAAATGGTTTCAGTTTCTGTGTCATCATAGAATGCATCATCTGTGGTGCTATTGTTCCAGAAAGTAAAGAATGATGAAGGGTAAACATCATCCATTGACATTGACCCTTGCTGAATGACTGGAAGCTGATATTCATTTTTCAAAGTATTGATCAATAAATTTTTTACATCTACCATATCATTTACCGCCTAATGCCAAATGCTTCTGCATTATCTCTTCTTGTATCTTTGCAATTTCATTCTTTGTTCTAGTGCCTTTAATGGCATTGTACACTTTCTGATTCTTACCCATTCTAGGTGTGCCATACATGATGAAGATTGAATGCCAACCACCTTTTGCAAGCAGCTTGAATCCCACACTGACTTCTGCAATCAATCCTTTCCATTCAACCTGTGGATCCTTGATGATGGATTGATACATTCTGCCTGTGGTGTAACCTTTGCCCCCGCCTTTTCTGGAATATTCAGCAGCAGCTGTCTGCAGGTTACTTTGAATTATCTTTTGGGATTCAGTCAGTGCTTCATCAACTGCTTTCTGAAGATCTCCACCAATAGCATCAATATCTTCAGCAAGTTGATCAAACCCTTTAAATGTAATTGACATCCTAGCCATTATGGTTTCCCGCCTACCTTTTGCACTTTTATCTGCAAATACTGATGCCTGAAGTTTATGTCTTCCGGATCACCTTTGATGTCATACACTTCACCAGTGTCACACAGATAAATCCTGCAATCAGCTTTGATGTCTGGTCTGTACCATGTATCAATAGTTGCAGTGTCAATTATCGTGTACACATTATCTCTGAAGTTCTCTGTGCCACCAAATGTCCTAAAAGATCCATAAAACAAATATTCTTCATCAGGTACATCAGCAGGTGCGGGAAAAGTTTTCTTTCCCGCACCATATGCGCTTGAATCAACTGGAATCAGTAGTTTCATTGGCACATTGAATGGCATTGGTGCTTTGAAGTTAGCCATTAATCCCACCACCATTCTTTGATGCAAGCTGAATCACTCTTTCATAGAAGTATGATGACAACTTGCCTTCACCTGCGCCATAATTCCACAGATCTGCAACACCTCTGGCAACAGTTCCTGCAGACACAGACACATTGATCAGTGATTCAGGAACACCCGCTGCACGCAGATATTCATTCACTTCATTAATATATGTCTGAAGTGCTTTATCCTGATAAGTGCCTGTTATATTCAGCGCAGCTTTCACTGTTGATAACATGTCAAATGTGTCTGCCATTCCTGTTCACCTCTTTTAGAATCCAACCTTGGTAATAGTAACTGTGTTGGATGAAAGAACAGCCTTGTAAAGTGTTCTGCCATCAGCTTCAACATCACCAGATACAGTTACCGCATTTCCACCCTTGGTGAATCCTTCATAAGCATAGTCAGGAACAAAATATAATGTTCCGGATGCGCCACTGAAATTGCAGCTTTTAACAGGCTGTGCTGCAAGGTGGATTCCAGTTCCACATGTAAACTGTCCATCAACAGTGTCTGACTGAAGTGCTGCCATTGCAGAATTGTTGCTGTCCTGAAGTAGAATCAGGCCATACATGCTGATCAGATCCACTGCTGTAATAGGTACTATTCTATTAGTATTAATCATTTCTTTTTACCTCTTTTCATTTAAGAATTAGCTTTTGCAGATGCATTGGCAGTCACCTGTTCTGCAATAGCATTGATCATATCAGGAATGATCACCAGATCTGCCACATCTTCAGCTGTGCCACCTAAAGCAACATATAGTGCTTTTAATGCATCAATCGTCTTATCCATAATCATCACGCTTTCTTCTTAATGAGATAGTAACCAGTAGGATTAAGAACCTTGCCATCTACAACAACAAGTGCCTTATCAACCCATTCATTACTTTCATCATCAAAATATCTTCTCATTGTGAAGCCAAAGTTTTCATTGATGGCATACTCTTCAGGCTGCCAGAAGATTCCTATTACATCACCATTGGATGCAGAATCAAAATCAGGCAGAATGTCAGGTTCAACAAGGGAAATTTCTCTTCCAAAGAATCTGCCCCTAGGATTTCTTGCATCACCATCCATGACTTCAAGTCCAGTTGCCTGCTTGAATACAGGATTGTTGTTAGAATCTGCCATTGTTTCAAGATAGGATTCTACAGTTGACAGCGGGAAGATAAATTCACCTGCTCTGTAGCCTAAAGGCAGCTTTGCAAAGAATTTCTTTCTCCAAGCAGTCCAATCATTAATGTCAGCAGCTGTCATTTCAACATAGTTAGTTACTCTGGGATCATTGAGGATTCCAAGCATCTGACCATCACCAGATCCAAGCACAATGCCTTCATCCATTGCCTGAAGATAAGCAATTGCAATTAATTCAGCAATCTTTGATTCAAAAGCAGAAAGTGTCACAATGCTTGAAAGGAATGACTGTGCAATTCTAATTTCTGCAGTGTAATACTGGAAAGATACTTTGCCAAGTGGAGCAGTCTTCTGTCTAGGTGAAACAGTGCTTTCGCCAATCCACTTGAATGTGGCTCTTAATGCACCAATAGGAAATTCAACACCACCCTGAACATTCATCTTTGTAACCTTATTATAAAGGTTTCCATAACGCAGACGAACAGTGTTGATTACTTCATTCATAATGGTGATGGGAACAGCTGCACCTGTGTCATTAGTGCTAATGGACACACCTGCTCTTGCCATTACATCAGAAGGGATCTTTGTGCCATCCTGAACATACTTCATGAATGCGCTTCTGTATTCCATGGATGCTGTAGGCTCTTCATCAGATCTGGTCTGTTCTGCTGCCTGCTGTCCAAATACACCAACTACCTTGCCATTCACAAGCTTTGCATTTTCGGGAACACCATTCTGTGCTGCTGCAGATCTCTGTTCTTCAGCTTCAATTTCATGAAGCTTGTTTTCAGCATCACGCACTTCATCCTGAAGCTGTGCAGCTTCTTTAGTAAGTGATTTTACTTCATTTACATCTGTTGATGCTTCAATAGCAGATCTGATCTCATTGATTCTGCCATTGCGCTTTTCAATAAGCTTCTTTAAAAAATCTTTCATGATCTTCTTTACCTCACTTTTAATAATGCTTCAAATTTTGCTTTTGCAAGTTCTAATTCACTTCTGCTTTCACTCTCCAGTGCCTGCTTCTGTGACCGCTTCGCACTCTCCAGTGCTAACTTCGCATTATCCAATGCTTCTTTATTTCTAACGCTGATGGAAGTGCTTTCATATGCGGGAAATGTAACCGCACTGACTTCCACAACATCTGAAATTTTTCTTACATGTCTGGTAGGATGTTCAGATTCCAATTCAGTCCATTCTTCATCATCCACCCTAAACATGAATGACATTCCACTGATGTCACCTCTTTCAATTGCAGAATACAGATTTCTGGCTTCACTGTTGTTCTTCACATCCAGATTCACCCTGATTGCCAGTCCCTGATCATCAGGTATCAGCTGCATGGTACTATTCGCATTGTTGTTTCTGGATCTTGCAAGTGGAATCTTGCTAATGTCATGATTGACTAAAAATCTAACATCTTTTAAATCTGCGCCATTTAATGCGCCATATTCAATCACTTCATCAAAATATCCAAGATCTGTTTTGCTGTTATACACTATTGGTCTTCCAGTGATAACACCAACTTCATCTTCATTCTGTTCTGCTCTTATTTCAAAACTATATGATCTCTGTTCAAAATCTTTATTTTTCATATCATCACCCCAAACCAATCATCACTGTGCCATTACCATCATGTGTAGCAACCAGTGATCCCTTCATTGAAGGATTTGCTATATTATCACTTGCATATGAATCAATTCTGGTCAGCACTGTGTCAGCTTCATATGACATGCTTATATTTGCAACTTCATCATCATTTGACCAAATGTTTGAAATGCTTGCAGGAAGCACTGGCATATTGCTGCCATTAAATATCATTGACTGATATGAATTGATGACAAATGCTGATGCACTGTCTGACAGTTCAATCATTGGATATACCACTTCATTATTCACTGTCACACCGCTGTCTGTAAGCTGAACAGATGCTGATGCAGATGTAACTTCTTTCTGAACAGTGAATGATCTTGGATTATTTCTTGCCACTATGTAATCTGTTGTGCCATCACTGTAATTCAAAGTAAGCTGCACATATGTAAGACCAACTGTCTTGCCTGTTGATATGGTGTATGTCTTACCAACCACAAATATATTCTTATCAAGATTGCAGCTGGTCATAGGATATGTGCCAGTGGATGTTCCATTACATGTGATGGATCCATCTGCATTCTTGGTGAATGTGATTCCCTTCGACTGAACCTGTGCGCCTAACAAGTCAATTCTGAACAGATTCTTATTTGCAACTGCAATTGATCCTGTTGCAAGTGGTGTATCTGCTGAATTATAAAGCCTTAAACTTTCAACTGCCTGTGGCACAGCATCAACCACATGAATGATCTTTCCACTAATACTTGAAAGCACTTCAGATGTAGCTTCCACTGTTATATCAACTGCTTCACTTCCATCATATTCAGTGCCATTTATCGTCAGCTTTTCCGGATTAGGCAGTTCAGTTGGAATCAGTGCATTTACTTCAGCTTTGGTGTAGTAGTTGTTTGGATCCACTGCACCGGACTGTTCAACCAGATTAATCAAATATTCAATAATGTCTTTATTTTCCTGAACGATTGCTTCAGTGGTTTCAAGTCCTTCAAGCACTGGAAGACTGTAAACTGTAGTGTTGAATTCCTGAACAACATTTGCCTGATCATCAAACTTCTTCAGGCATACAATGAAATTTACATTGCCTTTATAAGCGCATGCAGTTCTTCCAACAAGCCATGTGAATGTCATCAGTGAAGGATCATCACCATCCACTTCCACATCATCAGCAATGTACATATCACCTTCACCATTGGCATTCATGTAATTAACCCTTACACTAAACTGTGAAAGATCAAATCCACAGTATTCCTTTGGCATCTGGAAGGGTATTTTATTGACATCATCATCTGATTCAACACCAAGAATCTTGATGCTGTCAGGGATCATCATGGTTCGCAGATCGTCATTTATTACTATGTAATCAGGCATTTATACTTCACCACCTTCTTCAGTGATCGTTTCATTTTTACTTTCATCAACAACATCCATTTGGACATTACCAACCTTGCCCATCTGATACTGTGCAGCCATGTCTGCATCAACCCAGTTAAGCGACATATACCGCTTGCCTTCTAATTCTTCAAGTGGCATCAATCCAAACATGGTGCGCTTTTCATTTTCGTAAACAGCACCAGTAGGTGCAAGCAGGTTCACCAGTTCAAGCTTCTGGGATATGGTCATGAAAATCAGATCTTTAGGGTAAAACTTGATCTGATTTCCAAATGCTTTTTCCCTAGAAGTGAACATCTTCTTGGTGAATGCCTGTGACATAGCAGTTATCAGTGGTTCAAGCGTTTTCTGATAAAATGCTTCATACTGTTCTTTAGTATAATCACCAGTAAGGATTGCCAGTGGAATTCCCCAATTACGCAGGATCTTTTCATCAATGAATTTCAGTGTGCCTTCATCCACCATTTTGATGTCTTTGGGGAAAGGTATGAATTCACCTTTAAGATCCATTGGCAGGAATCCACTTTTGCCTTCCTGCAGCTTTCTTTCAAGTTCACGCACATTGGCTTCCATCTTGCCATCATCAAGCATGGTATTATATTTCACCACTGCATTGACCTGATAAGATGAATTCATTGCTTTTGCGATTCCCTGCAGCATGGTCTGGTTCAAATTCAGTGTGTCAAGTAAAGGCTTATTGTCCGGCTGACCAAATCTGTTGCCACCCATGTATTCATTAAGTGAATAATTGTATTTGATATGTATTACATCATCATAAGGGATTGTGGTGGTTTCACCATTCCAGAACCAGAATGTGACAAATAATCTTCCACCTGCATCTTCTATGAAGTCCACCTGTGTTGGATTGATTGGATAGAGTGAATCAAAATACCTGCGCTCTTCACCAGTCTTTGGATCCACCCATGTGTAATAGGTGGGAATGATAAAAGCATTGTAATTCATCAAAAGCATCCATACTGTCTTTTCAATGAATTCACTGGTGGTCATAAGCTTATTTGGATTGTTCAGCACATCCTGCACATTTCCCTTAACTGGTGAAGGATCATTATTTTTTACCCGCACATGTGTTGGTGTGGTTTTTTTCATTTCATCAACAATGCACTTTAATGCCTGCTGCACAACATCAGAAGCATAGATGTCAGTGCCAAACTGTGAATAGATTGGTGTATATCCATCAAATGTAGGTGCAAATATCCAATTTTTAGGTGCTTTTCTAAAAAACTTATCTAACCATCCCATATTCTTGAATCAACCTTTCTTTCACAGCGCATTCATCATTTCTGTTCTGTATCTGCGCAGCATCTCATATGCCATGATCAGTGACAGTGTGCCATCAATCCTTCTGGCTGACTGTCCTTTTATTTTTACTGGCATAATGTGTCCTGTGTCCCACACCTGCACTGATGTGTTACCTAGACACCACTTATCTATTTCATTATCGTTAAAATTGATTGCCTGATCTCTAATGTCAGCTTCCACCAGTCGCATTGGATTTGAAAGAACATATCTAT